AAAATCATTTGCTGTCTGAAGATTAAATACATTGTTATACCAATCATTCCAGAAATCAGTATGATTTATCTGATAAAAATCCTGCTCTTGAGTTAAAATTGTCTGTAAATTAATTGCTTCATTATATTGCCATAAAATTGCTTGCAATAAGTCCATGTCAAAATTAAATTGCTGGATATTCATATCAAAATTACCGTAATAGATGATTGTTCTATCACTGCTTTCTGCCATCCTGCTATTGGTATGCTGTTGTTGCTAAAGCTTAATGGAAAAACTAAAGATATCTCCATATTTTGAACGAATAGTTCTGGCGATTCTCTGTTTACAGCTCCGCTTAATTCAAAACATGAAACATCTGCGCCGACAATCAATCCGGTTGTTCCTGGCACCATATTGTTTGAATAATCAACAATTGCCTGTCTGACGGCCGATGCTGGATCCTCTATGGCTTGATTTATTCCTACTGTCGCGCGCACGAGTATTTGCACAAGCAGTGGCCTATCGAAAAGAACATTAACAACTTGCCCACTATATTGATTTGTGACCGGAACAGAGACCGCCGTGCCAGGACCATTATTATATGAGCATCCTCCCCCTTTGGTTCTATTTATTGATTGCGCCACATCTAAATCTGATCCTCCATCAACGCACAAGTATATTGAGTGAGCTATCATCGTGACACCATCAATAACTTGAGTTACATCAGCATTATTTTCTCTGAAAAATAAACTATGCACACCCGCAGTTTTATAAACCGCAGATGTTATTGCTTCAGCTATATTTGTTGCTTGCAATGCTAATGTAAATTTTCTTCTGATTTTTGCGTTTGAATCTGATTCAGTTGTCGTACCCAAAGATGCGTCAGATAAATTTGTTATTGTTTCAAGACCTATCGCGCCAGAAACTATTGAGTTTAATGTTCCTGCGGAGGCAGGTATTGGACCCGCTACAATGGACGCAAATTCTACTGTGGCAGCACCAGTCCCATCTAATGTCACGCCACTTTGAGATGAAAATATATCACCTGCGGGCGTTTGCCCTGTGACGCCTATGGGAACAACAGCACTTGGAACGCCAGCCATATTAACAAGAACTGTCGAAAAAGTTTGATCATCTCTAGCATATCCTGTCAGGGCTAAAATTGCGTCCAAGAATATACCGCCCGCAATCAATGGGTTTATCTGATTAGCAAGCGCAGCATTGTTTCTAACCAACAAATCTTTAACGATTGTCAATGCTGTTATAATTATTCCCTGAGGAGTATCGGGAGTGACAACCAAATCTTGACCAAAAACATCCTTGAAGCTTTGCTGAGTTTCGCCCAACAAATCTGCTGTATCGGGAATGATGACACCCGTCGAATTTATGTACTCATACGCCATTTGATATCACCTGACCATAAATAGTGTTGATAGTTATGCTATACGTCAATTGATTTTTATCAACTTTAATATCCAATGATTCTATACCAACCACGCCATCGACTGCCAATATTACAGATCGTAATGCAGAATCAAATTGTGATATATTTGGATTTCCTCCCCGCCAGATCGTTTGAAAGTTTGGCACTCCTTGATCATCCAAAAATATCATTTCGCCAAGCTGCGCTTTTGCCGCATGCTCGCACGCTTGAAGAACGGCATCAATACCAAATATCATGGAAATATTTCCATCCTGACCAATGAAAATATCATTGTTTTGATTTGTTGCTATCATTTGCGGCATAAAATATTCCTATGGCGGTGTTCCAGGCGTTATTGAACCAGAAGCGGTTATATCTCCTGCTACGGCGAATTTTGGCGTTGTGGTGATGATTTCTCCCGATGAATTTACTGTTATCGCAGGAGACGTTATCGAAGCCGTTGAGGATGCGTCTATTGCTAATGATGGTGTTGTTATTGATACTGAAGATGTCGCATTTATCACAAGATTTTCTGAATTTAATGTTATTGTTGGCGCGACAATTTTGATTGAATCAATCCCTAAAGAAATTTTAACTGTTCCATCAAGATTTTGTAGGACGGCATTGTCTGAATCATCGGATGATATGGTATATCCCGTCATGATATCCGGCAAAAAGAAACTATCTGAGAAATTCTTCTTTCTGTAAGTGTTTGGCGATGCCTGAGAATATGACTGTAAAAATTGAGAAATATCTCTGTCACAAGCCACTATCCATCCCAATGCACCTGGTTTTAAAGGAAAGTTAAGCAAAAATCCTCCGCCCCCATATTGATACACCGGAACGCTCGCTATCTGCGCGCGGGAAATACTTTGACCATTTGTGTTGATAATTCTAATTTGCGGTTGTACTTGTGCGCGATTTGTCACCCTGTCGTACGCTACTATAGTTGCCGGCAAAACATTGTCCATCTCCTGTATTGCTTTTCCTATCGCGACCTTTAGCACTCCCAGCAAAGTATCTTCATTCGCTGGATCAATGGATGGATTTGCATTTGTGTTTTCTGTCGTCATTATTACACCCTCTTTCCTTCAGCTATCCAATAAAACGGAACATCACGACTCGCCAATTCAAATCCAAGCTTATAAATCACATAATCCCCATTTGTGGATGGATATATTTTACTCTTGATTCTCATTCGACCACCCAGCGTGGTTTTGTTATCAAACAGAAATTTAACCTTGATGCCCTGCTCTGTGACTTCAGGTATGCCGATCATTCCAGAATCTAGATCCACAATCTTTAGCGTATTTATCAAGGGTATGTTCATTCCCTTAACAACCAGCATGGCATCATCTATAAACGCGTTGTAATCTCCCAGCTCGCCCAATTTCTCAACCTGATTTAGGCTTGCCCCAGAATAAGAGTAATTAGAAACCTCTTTATCTTCTGCCTGAAAATTTAATGGCACGCCAAGGCTATCAGCAACGCCTTGGCTAATATCTTTCACGCTCTGACTGCTTTTTGAAACTGCCGCAACAACATTGCCTTTCTGATAATTTAGCGTGAGACACTTTAAGGTTATTGAAATATCGGGCGGTTGTGATGGAGATGACTTGGATATATTTCCCACAAAAACAGTCGAAACACCCGTTGATTTTCTTCCCGCTTCGAGTCTTAATAATTTCTTTGTTTTATTTTTATTAAAAGGTGATGTTTCAGTTAATATAAACTCTCTTGTAGACTTATCAAGATTTGCTATTTTTACTTCACATTCATTTTGATTTGCGTTTGCATATTTAGTCCCTGTCGCGGTAATTGCCAGCCCTTCGTATATTTTTAATTGCCCATTCACTTCTATCCCAACGCGTATCACGCGTGGATCAAGTTCTTTTTGTTTATCTGAAATATCTTGCATTTTAGAAAACTTCCTTGTTCAAATTATTTGCATTTATTTTTCTAAAATCATCAAGCAATGATTCTGGAACATAAAACAATGACTGGGTTATTCCAAATTGGTCATAATATGGGTAGTCATCATTTTCCGTAAGCATGAAAAAATTCCCACTTTCTTGATATTGATATGGAACTATAAGATATCCCGCCGACATTCTTGAGTTTGATTGTATTATGGTTCCGTTTCTTGATATAGAGCATGACATCACGCCATTCGCCTCCTTAATTAGGATGTCATAAAAATCATTATTTATAGTTATTGTTAATGATTGATTTGGTGTATTTTGTAATGTAATTTCTATCATATTTAATTTCCAAATACTGCATCTGCTATTTTTGCTCCGCCAGATCTGTTGTCTTCAGGTGTCGCATCTTTACCGTTTTGACTTCCTCTGTCGTTTGTGGATTTATTTTTTGGACTTTTCGGTGAGATAGGAACAGTTCCGTATTGAGGCTCAACAAACAAAGCTTCTTTCGTCTTTATATTGATTATTGTTCCATCAAAAATATCCGAAGACTCAATGTGTGGCATTGATGATATCAGTTGACTTTTATATGTTCCGGTATTGGTCTGCACGGTCAACAACGAAAAATCCTGGAATAATTTATTGATAATGCTGTATGTATTTTTATAGGATATACCCTTAATGAACACATCCATTTCGATTTCTATTGGCTGAATGATGGCATGATCAGATACCGTTTCCCCAGTCTCTAGCGGATGCTCCATCACTTTTGCCTCTTCCTTTACGTTAACTTTTATTATTTTTGCATCAGGAAATAGCTGATTGAAATTGCTATCAAACACTGCAACTGTATCAGCGGTATTTTGTGTTGGAAACGATGGGAAAGCCATTACGCGCGCACACCATCATCGTAATTGCTCTGCGCAAAATTCATCTGCTTTTTCATACTGTCTTGCCAAGCATTGGCTATTGCGTTTGGATCTGTGGCCTGTGTGTTTATCGTTTGTGGGCCAATATTAATATTGGTTGTTGAGCTTTTGTTTTGCGCGCCGTTAACTATTGAGCTATTGCTCTGAGAAGATAAGGGACTTTTATCAAATAAGGATATTGAGCTGGCAATGCCTTGAGTATTTTTTGATTTATCGCCGTCGTTACCTGTGACCATATTAAATAAAAATTTTCCTGCTTCAAAACCTTCTGATATTGCTCCCGAAAATTGTTTCCATAGATCCCAGCCTGCCTGCAACCCATCTACAATCCTGCCGATTATTGTTTCAATCATCTTTAGAGGATTTATTGTCCATCCACCAGAATTTAAATATGACTCAAATTCTCCAAGCTTTTCTGCCGCATATGAAAAAGCTTTTCCGATAGCCATAATCGCCTTGGCTAATTTAGGCCACTTCGCGAAAGCACGACCCGTCAAAGAGTCATGCCCTTGCTTGAATTTTTTTATGTCTTCATAGGCAAGACCAAATGCGATTCCTATCGCGATAACTGCTGCGGCCAGCAAAAAAGCAGGGTTGGTTAGCATTGCGGCACTAAGACGTATTAGAGCGGGAATCATCTTTGCTGTGATGACTGTAGCAATAGCACCGATCGCACCGATCAAAAAATCCTTGTGCTTCCTCGCGAGGATTGCAAACCCTTCCAGCGATTTATACGACCTCTCAAAGATTGGCAATATATCCATTAAAAGCGTAGAAAAAAGAGATCTAAATGCGTGAGATGTATCCTTTTGCTGGTTCTTAAATCTTTCGGCTAACTCGGTTTGCTCTTTTGTTACTACTCCCAATTCTTTTTCTCTGGCAATCAATTGATCAATTTCTTTGCTTCCTTTCTGTAAAAGCAAAATTGTTCCATAATCAAGACCCATTTTATAACCCAATGCTGAAGATTTAGCCTTGCTCATGCCTTCAAATGATTTAGCAATCTCTGGCAATAAATCAATAAATTGTTTGGCTTGACCGCTCGCATCTTTTATGCTGATTCCCAATGCTTTAAATGCTTTTGCTGCCTCTCCCTCTCCTGTCTTTGCCATTTCTTTTAAGGCAATATCCATTGATTGAACTGTGTATTGAAAGTAATAAGCACTTCCGCCCGCCTTCTCAACTGCTCCGCCCCACGAGTCTAAAACCTCCGTGCTATATCCCAACTGCCTCGACATTAGCCCAATAGTATCGATATGCTCAATTGCATTTTTAAATCCGGCAATGACTGCACCAACCGTAAAAAGCGCGGTGATGGCTCCAGAAGCCTGCTTTATCATTCCACCGAAAGACTTTCCAAGCTTGTCGCTTGCTGACTCGGCTTCTTTTAATTTCTTCTCTACTTTGCCTGTTGTTTTAACCGCTTCCTCTCCGCCTTTTTTAAGGTCGTCAGAATTCGATTTAAACAATACGAAAAAAGTGTCAAGAATCATTTTTGGTTCCTTTATTTCTTTTTCTGTGCATGTTTGACTGCCAGATATTCGTTATATCGCGTGACAGCGATGACCTCATATATCATGTGAGCATCTTCAAGCGTGAGATCTTCTTTTAGCTCTCTGTAGGTGGCGTGACCTGATGCGACGATTGCCCCAATGAATCCTTCAATGTTTTGGTAATCCACTGTGGGAGCTTCTGAGCGATATCCCCGAAGAAATTTGAGATCCGCCCATTTTGAAAAAAATCGCAATTGTATTCCAGCATCTTTGCTTCTAATTTAATTAACATTTCCCAAGAACTGGTTTTTGAAACTACATGGTTGTCTATTAAATCTTGATTTGAAAGAACAGTTTTAGTGCCGTTATCATCAATTCTTGCAACATATTTCATTATGTTGAGCATCATTTCTTCATTAGTACTATAATTCCCAATCTTTGGGACGCCGCTAGATATATATTGTGTGACAATCTTTCTTCCGGCAATCGCCGGAAATTTTGATATCACAAACTTCCTGTCCTCTATATCAATCTCCATCGGCTCTAAAAATTTTTCTATGGCCATGCTTTAAATCCTATTTTGTTGTAAAAGAAAAATTCTCAAATGCAAAATTATATGTCTTTGTTTTTAATCTCCCAGCACTTGATATTGCATTTCCTGGCATACCGTCTGTAATTGATCCGCCAGAATATGTAGCCGTGCTTCCGTCTGGATACAGGCAAGAAATAGTAATATCATCAAGGGAACTTTTCTTATTTTTGACTACGCGATTTGCCTCAAGCAAAATCGCGAGATTTATATCATCATTGGTATCTGGCCCCACACTCAGATTCAGAGGCAATGGATTAGCTTTTGACCATGTATATAGATCTCCGTTAACTCCCATTGCTTTATCGGCAATCTGAAGAGAAGGAATATCCAAAGGATCGCTATCATCCGCAAATTGAGTAATCGTGATGCCAGCAGGAAATGTTGTGCTTGCAACAAGCCTGACTGATGCTCCAAAACCGCTTATATTGTTTGCCATTTGAATATTCTCTCTTTAATGAGTTAGATTAAAACATGCGTACCCTGAACAAATCTAATCGCATCATCTTTGCTGTAAACCAACAAATATGTTGCTTCAAATTCAGTTTGACCGCTGTTTTGATTGACAAAACTTGCAATGCTCACATCTAACCAATAACCAATTCCGCCAACCTGACGATAAGCAGCCGGATCACCCGTAATTTCAGATATAAATAGAATTTGCTGTATGGTTAATGTCTTCTCAGAACTAATAGTTCCATTTAATAATGCTTGATTTATGACGGATTGAAGAATTGTTAATATTTGTCCTCTGCCATTATTGTTGGCTGACACTCTTCCTACGCTTAATAGAAGCGTCATTATTGCTACACCCGCCGCATCTTTAAGCCAAATTTCATTTGCATAAACATTGATGTCTTTGGGACTTGTTGAAGGACCTACTAAAACGCCACGTTGATAAAATGCAATATTATTGCCTGCCGTTTGGGTAACGCCATAATAGTTTGTGAATTCAGAATCAAGAGTATTTGAAGTTGCGAAATCACTCACGGACGGATCTAAAGCAGCTTGATAAAACATATAATTTTGTACTGAATTGACTTTCGTGAAATCAGTTGCAGCAAAAATCGCCATGGGCAACATCTCTGGAAACTGACCAGAAATAATGTTGTAATTCAAGCACGTACCGCCGAATAACTTTAACGCATCATAGTAAGACGCTGCGTCAGTTAGGTTTGCGGTAGGAGGAGTCATGAACATATATTTCACGTTCTGCGCAGCATTCCATGTAGAAGCCTCAGTGACTTCAGATAAAGTTAATGCTGACGCTGTCGTGAAACAGAATGAACCAAAGTTATCAGAAACGGCAACTGAGGCATCTAGCGTTTCTGTGATTGTTTTTACCGCTGATCCATTAGAGAGGATAGCATCTACTCCCCAACCAATGGTTGTTTGAATGCTTACGCCGCCCGTCCCTGCTGTAACCAATATTACAGCATCTCCCGTCGCGCCGCTAACAAAGTTAAATGCTTGTCTTGTGGCGTCATATGTAACTGTTGCAGTTGCAAACTGAGGATCCGCGGAAAGTCTTATCGCCGCTTGTATTCTTGTAGCCACTGCCGCCAAACTGACATCAGTTGAAAAATCCAATGGGCCAATATTTAAAGCAATTCCACCAACTGAAATCCCAAAAACACCAGTTGTAATAAGCTGCAATTGAGAGAGAGTTACGGTTAATGGCGCGCCGTATATCAAAGCATTTGTTACAACGTCCGTAAATCGCGCAAACGAGATTGCTTGCGGGCGCGTGATGTTTTTGCTGACAAACGAGAAATAGAACAATGCGCGCAAATATTCTTCTGAAGAAGTTCCAAAATATGCTGCCACCAAATCCAATGAAGGAAATTGAATAAACGAATTTGTTGGAACCAAAGGATTTGTTGTAAAAACACGAGCGATAAAGCTTCTGCCATTAACACTTGCGCCCGCGCCCACGCCCGACGTGATGTTAATGTATTTCGAAAATGGTATTGACATTTTATGCCCCTTATAAATTACATTAAATATATCACAAATTCTTCAAAAGTTAATAATAATCATTATGATTAAAATCATACTTTTGGATAAAATTAAACTGGATAAATTCCTTCATTGATCAAGCTTACTGAATCTGATTCATTTGTGAACTCTTGTTTATGGTTTAAAGCGATATCAAATGAGGGTGACATCTCAAATAAGTCTCTGTCATCTTTAAAATATGGATTTCTTATTGGCGTGATACGTATTATCTGAACATCATTATTGAAAAGTGCTGTTATGCAATCTTCACTTTGCAAAATTTGTCTAACAGTATTGGCAAGATCAGATGCAGTCATACTATCCACTGCTGGATTCTGAGGATAAAGAGTGCCAACCTGAAAATGAGTTTCATAAATTTGTAATTCAGTATGAGTTTCAATAGTTGCCAATGGATCCCAATTATCCGTCCTTTCTGTCCACAATCTGGGAATGTCGTCCATTTTCGATATCAATACCATCGGTGTTTCTATAATTCCTTGTTGCGTTGGCTGATATGCCTGAAGAACCTGTATACCGCTTACGCTACGAAGCAGCAATCCAGAGTTTATTATTGATATTAAAAGTCTTATCAAGGCATTATCAAGCATTGTTCAATCCTATGAATGGCACAAGAGGCACTTTTACAGCAAGAATCGCCGTCCATCCGTCTATTGAAAACCAAGGCTCTGCTGATTCACACTGATATGTTTCTGAATTATAAATAAACTGATCTCCCGATACATCCCGATTAACATCCAAAATATTGTTTGGCACAAAAAGGTTCATGTATTTTTTTGAAAGATCAAGACCTAATTGAGCGTACATGTTCTTTTCTACAGGTTGAAGGCTGCCTCTTATTTGGACTGGTGCATCATAAAGTGTATTGTAAATGCCCAAATCATTGGCTGTGCGAGTTACATATTTATAATATTGAACGGGAGTTGAAGCTATCGCGCGCAATGCTGTATTCAATAAATTAGAACCAGGTATCATTCTATTACGCTCGTCAAAGTAGCAAGCATGTATCCAGTATCTATCAACGGCTTGGTAAGATTTCCAACTGTATTCTTATTTGCCATCTTTCTCATACGGGCCTGTATTGTTGATTCTTTTAATGGCGGTTCTTGAAGATTTGTTATCGTTTCCGCGATATCACCTTCTGGAATTTGAACAAATAATGAAAAAGCATCTTTTGCTGATCGTTGTCCTTTTATGACAGACCGAGATAACTTGAATGCTTTATCTTTCCATTCATTGGTTTTTGCGTTTATTGTTGATCTCATGAATGATCTTGATGGAATGTTGTGCGCTGGATCTCCAAATTCCATAATGGTAGCAACATAAGCGGTCTGTGTTCCATCAGGATAAACAGCAGATGCGTCCCATCCTACACGACCCTCATAATCTCCAAGGCCATTGATGATATGTTCAAACTTTGCTTTGTCTATTCCGCTTTCTCGTTTTACCTTTAGCAACATCCACCTCCATTTCCACCATACCAACCAGCAGAAGATGATGGGGATCCGAAGCACCCTCCAACAGTTCTAAATGCTATACGCTCAGGAGAACCGCCTATATAGAATCCACCAGCACTTGCAGTCTGAAGTAAAGCCAATAGTTGTTGACCGAAAGGAGTTTGATTTAACCACCATTGCCATTGATTCGGGTTTGGCGATCCTTGAAAGGTAACACTTATTTTGCTGATGGTCGCGCCGATCACTTGTCCTGGCGTTTCACCAGCAGCGATAATGATATTTAATTGTGCTAGATGGGCAACCATTAATTCTATAGCAAAATATCTACATGATCCTTGAAGATATCCATAATCACAATCACTGATATAGCAGGTTGCCCAGTCCCAGTATATTTGAAGCCTTGCATCTGAAAACAATGTCGGATCTGCAAACGCTGGAAAATCAATACGGAATTGCGCGATATCAAAAACAAATTTACCATCAATAACGACAATTGCCATTTCAATTTCCCAAAAAGTTTATTAATCTCCGCGTTTGTATTCCTTGACCTTAAGGTTCTCCAAATCCTTTAATACCTTTGGAGCTGTTTCATCTTTGGACTTCATGTCCTTCACTGCTTTATCAATATTTTTTTCTGCTTTTTCAAAGCTAATTTTTTCACGATCGACTTTTATAAATCCACGCTTTACGTGTTCTTGAAAATGAGTATTGTTTTCAAGAAGAATTAACTGATCTTCTGTGATTGGCGTTACTACACCATGAGGAGTAATGGGGCTTCTCATTCCTTCTGTCGGAAGATTTGCGCCACCCTTAATCAAAACCTGATTGACTTTAACATTCAGGTTTTGAGTTTTTTCATAATCAACATACAAGTTATCGCAGGTTAATGTAGAGTATACATGGTGCATATTTATTTTCCTTTAGATTTTAAAATTAAATTCCTGTAACTCGCGTTACAGCCCAAGGACGCTTAAGAATTGTTCCCGCTGTTGCGTTGGAATAGTCTTCAAGATAGCCTTTTGCTTGAGCCTGAACGCCAGTCACCATGAACTTCTGAGGAACAACCTGAATAAAGGTTTTTCCGCCATCTGTGCTTCCAGTGTCGTTCACGGTATCCGCAAACATGTACGCAACATTCGCGCCACCATTTGCAGCGTTCAACTCGGGAGCTGATATGATGCGCATTTTTGGGTGATTTTCGTTAATCCATTTACGTACAGAGTAACCAAAATCTGTGGACTGCGTTAAGAATTCAGCAGCAGCAGTAGCAACCACCAATGTCAATTCATCTCTTTCAGGATCAATATTATCTAAAGACTGAGTGCGTAATTTTTGGCACATATTTTTAATATCAGCAACGATTTCAAGATATGTTTTTCGTGACCATAAAGGAGAACCAGAAACACCATTAGGAACTGTAACATAAGCAGGCAACTGAGGATCGTTTAAAAATCCGTATGTTAAATTTGATCCGTTATTGTAACCATAAAATCCTATCAGATTTCTAACAACTTCAAGAGATAAAGCGCAACTAGCCCGCTTTTCAGCAGATGAGGAAATCATCATGCGTGAAGCTTGTGCTTCTTCCAGAATTCCAACAAGCATACCTTGTTCCATTCTGACGATTGTTCGTTTATTGAAGTTTACATTCCATGATGCAAGCGGGATATTTGTTGTATCACCATATTGCAATGCAACGTTTGTATCTTCTTTAATTCCAATTACAATTTCCTGATCTTCCCATGCGCCAGCGGTCATAATACCTACTATTTCATCAATTCGACGAACAGCAGTGATGACATTAACAAATCCTGGCAACCATTCTTGTAAAAACTGAATTGGCGTTGTAACACTTGGGGTCGTTACCGGAGATTGGATGGCGTCCATAGCGTGCATCATGCCGCTGATTTTTTTGTGATCGAATGTTACGCCTATTTTTTTTAATGACTGATACCCTTTTGCATCAAAGTTTTTTATCTGTTTGATATTTCTTCCAGAAACATATGAAATTTCTGGTGTTTCATATTTAGCAAGTGACATTATATCTTCTCCAATTTATATTACGCTAATACCGGAATTGTTGGGGTAGCTGTTACGCGAATCACAGCTAAACTGAAAGTTCCCGTTCCCACTGCCGTATTAGGTGTGAACCTATCAACAACTGCATAACCAGAAGAAAAGCCAACTGGCAAATTTGCTCCTGGCGCAATTGTTGCCAATGCCCCAGTAATATTGTTGTACACCACAAGATCACCAATATTTATAACTGTTGGCAATGCTGGAACTGGAAGAGACACAACTATAGAGCCCATCGTAAGAAGCTGTCCAATGTTGTTATCAGGCACAACTAATGTGGGGTCCAATGGATTTCCTGATGTTCCAAAAAGTGCTGAGTTTTTAGGATTAACAAGATAACCAGCAAAAACTTTATTTGCGCCAGGATTACCAACAACAGCAATATCTTGAGCCGAAACAGTAAAAGCATACCCGAAAATATTTGGATTTGTTATAGAGTTTAAAATAAATGGTTCTGCACGGTGTGGTCCTGTATCATATAATTCACCAGGTATTCCAAGCGCAGGGAAAAAATTTACTACTGATTGAAAAGTCATTATACCTGCTCCCCTCTTAAAAATTTATCAATTTGATCATTTGAGCCTACTCGGGAGTCAAGACTATATTTTGCAGTGCTAATCGATTTTGCTGCAAAATAACCATCTAATGCAGAGCATTCATGACCCGATTTGCAGTTAATGCCAAGCTTTTTTACGCCATAACGCGCAACAGCATCTAAACTTTTGTCTTTGTGATCAAAGACGCCGATTACATTGGATAATTTATCGGCCAATTCGTTCTTTTTTGAAACATCAGAAATATTGACAGTATTTTTTTCCATCATAGCTAGACGTTTTTCAAGGCTTTTGATTTTTGAATCCATGGCAGATGATTTTTTTTCTTCATCCTTCACTTCTTTTTTTTCATCTTCATCTTCTGTTTCGTCTTCAGATTTTTTTTCTTTTCCTTCTTCCTCATCTTTTGCATCTTCTTTCTTTTCTTCGTCTTCTTCATCTTCAGTCTTTTTTTCTTCTTCATCCATGATGTCTTCATCTACTACGCCAGATGATTTAAGCTTTTCGATAGCAGCGTTCAGTTTACCTGCAAGAGATACAATCTCTGTAATACTCATTTCGCCTTCATCCTTTGCGATTTCTTCATCCTTTGTTTCTTTCTCGGCTGCCATTTTGTTTAACTCCGCTGCATCAAAAGTAAATTTAAAATGATCTAAGACCGCCACGTCGGGGCCTGATCTTCCTTCTTCAACTAGTGCTATGTGATTACCGCGAATATTTTTCTGGACGGCGTCGTATTGAACGCCATTGAATGAACCTGATGTTATATCATACTCACAACGATACCCGATTGACAACTCTATTTTTCCGTCATTTATTAAATTGCTCATATTCTTAGAAAAAATCTTAAGATTTCCCAACAAATAACCATCTTTAAAATAAACCTCTTCGCCGATTACTCCCTCTATGCCCTTTTCTTCTGCGGGCGTTAGACCTCCGTCAACATCATTCCCAAGCATGACATGTTCATTTATCCAAGGAACCAACTTGAAAGATTCTATGCACTCCTCTTTCGATAATTCCTGTTCTGGACGATATACCCTATATATTTTGTCAGGTTCAAGCTGTTTGCTTATCTGCGCGCCAGAATATTCAAATACGCCTACTTTTGAAATTGGATTATCTTTTATTTCTGTCCATCCATTTATATCTATTTCACGCTTTGATTCTGATTCTTTCTCGTCTTTTCCTGCTTCACTGTATGCAATAGCTTCTGCCTGCGCAGGGGAATGACCAGCATCAATTAATTCCTTTATATTATTGGATATTGTTTCTTCACTAGAGCCTTTTTGTAATGGCATAATCAATCCTCTTTTGTCTCAAAAGAAATTTTTACGGTCTTTATTTTTGTTATGAAATATCAATAATCATCCATAATTTTCAATTCGCACTCACTCCCTTTTGATCAAACAAAACTCTTTAACTTCAGTAAAATCAACTTTAACGATCTTGAGTATTACATCAATCTCATTTTTTTCACAAACAGACTTTATCATGTTCCTGGCGGCAATTTCTGCCCTAAGAAGATCATTAAAAAAAACCCTTCCGTTATCATGCGATATAATTTTTTCAAAACCGGAATCTGCCCCTTGGTTATAAAACTGAGTAATTAAATACTTAT